ATATATTACTTTGTAGGGGGATGTACAGATTTCGCAACTCATTTTATTGCTATGGGTCAACCACTGTTTTAAACAATCCAAATGTACATATTCTACACTGCCTTTACATTTACATGGTCTTACCCATTTATCACCATAGGAACAACTATCGTCGGAACAAATACGACACGTTTTTTGATCTTTTTGATTGATTTTTTCGGCGATCCGTTGACTCCATTTGGTTGCCATTATGTACTACATAAGATATTTACTCATCGGTTTTGTCCTAATCACGAAAGGCTTCATCTTCTTCTTCATCAACATCATCGTAGAATTCCTCATCTTCCTCGTATTCATCCTCATCCTGATCTTCTAAATCATCCAAGTCTTCTAAATCATCTTCATCTGGATCATTCTCTCCTTCCATGTCTCCATCAAACAATGTTCCATAATTACCTTTTCCATTTGGATCAACATCATATCGGTTTTGTTCTACTGGTTTCGCCGATTCTAATGGTCCATTTGATGCAACCGCTTTACTGTGGGCACCTAGGACACGTTTGCCTTTCATGACTTTATTGAACTCTTTCATCAAATCCATACCAATATCATCAACTGTCTTCATTTTTCTGGTGCGCTCTACCATTTTAACAATTTCATAGTTTCTCTCTTTATAACTATCTATTCCTTCTACGGTCGCTTCTTCTCTGCGTAATGCCATATTGATTCCATTTACTAATCCCATAACAAATTGTGCTAAAACATGATCGACTTGAATCGTCGTTTCATCTAGATCTTCTCCTGCCACATCAAGTGTAGAAATAGTTGATTCTTTCTCGAGCTTAAAATTGTCCCAATCATAACTATTCTGTAGTAGTATTTTGAGTAGTGTTGTGCAGAATAAAAACTTATTACGAGTATTACGAAGAGTTAGCTTGTCCACCTCCTCTACTGAATCGCATAATAACATTTCGATTGGTTGGACTTCTTCTGAACGAAGTGCACTAATTTGGTGTTTCATATCAGAATATACAGGATTTTCCATGAGAGGCATCAAATAGTCATAATCGGTTTCCATTTCGGCTTCATCCTGACCAGTTTGTTCTGCTAATTTTAATCGCTTTTGTTTCAAATCAACTCCATGAACTAAATAATTATAATCTCTCTTCAAAAAAGTCAACATTTTGGTTAGTCGTTCATACTCACGATACAATACATTAACTTTTTCTTTCTTTCCAGTTGCCTTTTGTAATGCAGAAATACGTTGTTTACCATCATCAATAAACTCTTTTTCTAGATTGGTAAGAAGTGTCATTATTTTATCGATTCCTCCATCTTGATCGACCAGTTTATGGTCAAGTGACTCTCTTATCTTTTGCAACACTGCCCTAACCGTAGATTCTTCTTTTGGTCTCTTCGTACAAACAGCTGGTTCTGGTAAAGTAAATGTTTCAATCGTAATCTCTTTTTTACGTAATTCTGATGCTTCTTTTCCTAACTCTCCTACTGGTTTTGCTATATAGCTTGAGATAAGTACATCACGATCTTCCGGATGATCAAACATTCGTTTCACAACTTGATCCGTAAGAGGGTCCGCTACATATGTAACTAAATAATCAATATTACGATATTTATCCATATTTGCTAATACTGCATCTAATGCAGCCTCTACTTCCTGTTTCTTTTGTTCTAGCTCTTCTTTGTGATACATTGTTTTTAATACAGCAGTATTCGTTTCTAGACCATAGATGTTCTTAACAATCATTTTTGCCTCTAACACACGCGAATCTTGTTCATCTAACACTGGTTCTATGATCTCAATATCGGAATAGAACTGTTTTCTTGATTTTACACCAGTACGAGAGTCTTCGTGAGGCATTTTTGAACGAACATAGTCCTCTAACTTTTCTACTAATGCGCCTTGTTGTGAATCAGTTCCATATGATTTAGAATCCATGTTACTGCCTGGGACACATTCCTCTGCCGAGATGGCTGCGACGATCTTTTGTTGTCGGTGAGAACTTCGAATGTAATATCGTAACCAATGAATGGCATCATCGAGGGAAAGTCCATCATTTAGGTTGGCTTCTGTATACGCAAGAAACTTTTCATCCTGATCTGCTTTTGCTTCTTCATTTACATATTCAGATGCACTATGATACAATGCAGTAATGTTTGGGAATCGTTTCATCTCCTCAAAATCAGCCAAGGCTTCCTTTCGTACGGCTTCAATCACTTTTACATCAGATGGCTTTTCTCCGGATCGAATACGAAAATCTTCATGTGCCTTAATCAAACTATTAATCGTTTGATCTCCGAGTTTTTTAGCGATCTGCTTCTCTAATAAGATCGCCAAACGAGCCATAACAATCGTAGCGATCTTATCTTCTACATATTTATTAAAACGAGTATTCATTGATTTATCTTTACGCAATAGAGCCTCTAAGTTCTCATCTTTTTCTTTCTTGAACTCTGCTTTTGTTCTCAAACCTTTCATAAACACTGCTTTTTTTGATTGAAACCAACTTTCAAAATCATTAATCTTGTATTGAACCATATAGGTTTGTAGATCATCAATCGCTGCAATTGTAAGCTCTCGAGTTAGTTTTGCATTCGGTGGCAGAAAGGATAAATAATGTTTCCATACTTTTTCTAAACGAAACAATTCTGGTTGGTCCTCTGAATAAAGAGTATGATTTTCGATTACTAGTTCAATGTCTGCCATTGTACCAATAATCTCTTTACCATTAGCAGAAATCTTTACTTTCTCACGAATCTTATCTTCATCGTCATATCCTTCAAAATAGCTAAAGGTAATCGTATTTAGGATTTCGCCACAATTCTTGCAGATAACGGATCCATCTTTTAACGGCTCACTCGAAAAATCAGTTAGTGGCATGGATCGAGCTTCTGCATAAACATGGGGGCAGAGAAGAGGTCGCCTATGTAAATCTGCTTTTGAGATATACCAAGAACTTCCCGTTTTATCATCCGTAATTAGGTAACAGTTTTTCTCGATAAATTCTACCAATAATCGATTGCGTAACATAGAATCTCTTATCATTCGGATAGCATCTAGTACTTTCGCTTCTTTTGGTAGGGTAGCTTCTTTATAATAAACTACCTTGTTCCATTGCGGTTCTGGTGAGACTGGACGATCTCCTAAACGGAGGATTTGATATGCTCCTAATTCTTTCCGATTTACCCTATTCCATATTTTGTTATGAAGAGAATGATCTTTTTTAATTTGTGCAACAAGATCTTCATTTGGGATACCATCATATGGATAATCCGTTTGATCTGCCGTGAAACTCGAATAATCCGTTAATGATCGATCAATTAGGAGATCTAGACGAAATTTATCTGGATTCAACTCCTCACCTCCTTCAAAACGAGCAAGCATATCAATATAATTTTGGCGAACCTTAAGATGGGTCAGCGCGAGAGATTCTACATGTTTAACAATGTTCCATTCCATCCATTGGTTCATCATATCTTTAGCCGTTTTCGTAATTTCGTATCTCTCATAATCTAGTGCTAATTTCGCAATATCTTGAATAAAACCATAATGAATGCTTTCTTTCGCGTAAAGATGTTTTGATATTCGGTTTAAAAATGTCTGAATCGTGGGTACTACATTTATCAAGTCATGTTTTTCGATTACACCAGATAACCATGAACCCATGCTTGTAGAAATCATCTTTCGTTCAAAAACAGTTTTCTTCAACTTATATTGAATTCTATCTTTCGGTACAAATACCATTTCAGAGAACTTATGGTCGCCGCTCGGCTGAAGTAACTGTACAACATATCCATCATTAAGCTTTTTGCAAATAACTGTCCAAATAGATGCATCACCATTCTCGATGTCTGGATACCGAGTATCTTTATATTTAAGTTCACGATTAACATGTTCCACATTAGCATTAAAATGATCTAGCATGGCGCCGCAACGTGAGATGTTTTTGGATAAAAATACTAACATAAACTCTTCTTTTGAAAATGTCATCGACATTTTGTCTACTGTTATAGAAACAGAGTCTGCATCTTTTGCTACAACTTCTGCTTTAACTGGTGTAGGTGATTCGTGTTGATCCTTCTGATCCTCTATGTAATTTTTTTGTTCGCTCACAAAATATGGGTTCATATTTGGAATAAAATCAACCTTGCGTTTATCTACATACTTATCATAAAATGTATCAGTGAATAACATATAGATCGTGTCCCCAACCGCAACACTATCATAGTCATAGGAAATAACATCTATAACACGAGGATGAACCATGATAATCTCCTTTTCCACTAGTACCGATCTTGATTGGAAATATTTTGGCATTGCCATAGGAGTAATGATTAATTGACAATATGGATTATTACTATCTGTACCATCTGCATATTCGAACTTTCCGTTTTCTAGTTTCTTTGGGATACTCACCTCCACAACGGTTGCAATCATTTCTAATTCAAGTGGATCCATATCAGTAAAATCGATACTGGTTGTAATCACAACTTCCTTAGAAAAAATAGAAAAACGCAACAAGACTTTATCTCCCTTTTTTAGGTTAGACACCGAATAGGTTTTCTGATCGATGTTTAATACAGAAACACGACGATCCAATGCATAAGGATCATGTGAACAAGGGCGGGCACTAATTAATGCATAATCAAGGTTAAGATCTCGAAAAGGAGCTGGTTCTACGACAGATGGTTCTGATGTTTTTGTCATTTTAGTTTCATATACACCGGTATTTGCTTTTAGTTTCTTACCACCGGGTTTGCTAACTACAAATTGGTTAATCTTTAAGACATCCGGTTTGACAATTTCGACCTCTTCGACATCAACAAGACGTTTTCTACCTAATGTTTCAAACTGTTGTTTCGGACCGGTTCTTTTCTTTTTACCAATGTTTTCATATACATTTTCTACACGATGTACTCCATGTTCTACTACACGTTTTCCTAGAGAAATGACTCCAGCCTTTTCATCTGTCACAAAATACACATTTTTGTTTTTTTGTACCATACCATCATTTCCATCTCTTACCTCTTCTGTATTATCATATGGCTTACTTAGAGCATATAACGCACGTTGTTGTGCATCGTATCCTCTAAATTTAGTTTCTGGATCTACATTTTTTGGGTCAGCTTCTATGATTTTTTCTTCTTTCTTGAGTTCTTGGTCTCGATCAGCAGAGTAAAAAAAGGATCCATCATTACCAACATCATACACTTTTTTACGTTCTTCTGAAACTGGAACTACCCATGATACACCGGTACCCTCTCCGGCTTCAAAATGATCAATAATGGGTTTATCAGTAGAGGTAACCTCCCGAAATCCGGTGATTCGACCTTCTAGATCTTTGGTACTGACCTTTTCTACAAGATCTAACATTTCATGAATCCATAGGTTCAACTTGTCCTCATTACTAAAAATGGTACTTGCGCCAGATTGACGAAACTCATCAAACAATTCCGAAACAATTTCATCTTTACGATAAATAGTTTCTCCTTCAGAGACAGCAATCATATTAACAAATTGTTGTTCCTGTTTTCCCAATTCTTCATCCAAAAAATCTTGATTGGCTTCGGCGAATTGTTCTAACTCTGCTAATTCATCTAAATCTAAACTAGCTTCTTCTTCTTCAGCGGCTTCCGTAGCAGCCGTAGGGGTATTGGCACCACCTTTTTTAGTATCAAGTGATACTTCAGATGGTTGGACTTTAGAATACTGATCATATTCTTTCATGTTTTTTTGAAAACCGTCTCGGTTTTTAGGATCAAGTTGAGCAAACAAGCTGGTAATTTTCAATTTCAAATCTTGTGTAGAAATCATTTGATGCTCCTTCTGATTAATAGAGGATATCTTTTTTTTATCCATGTCCCTATAAATACGATTGATTTTTTTTCAAACTAAAATATACTTATCCGCTTTCCTTCTGTTTACAAATTTATTTAAAGTTAAGGTGTGGTTATACCTCCAATACCATGTCTGGACTTATTCAATATATTCAATCACTAGAGGATCGTAGCTTCGAAGCAGTTCGTGAACATTTTACTTCTCGTGGTTGTCGTGTAACAGATGGAGGTGAATATTATATGATTTGTGTTCCAAATAATCTAGAAGATCAAACAACGGAATTTGGACAAGCCGCCACCCAAGCCGTAGGATCGATTCTACGAAAAGACAATCATGCTCTAGTATGTTATGGCTTCCCTAAAACAAAAGAAGTAAAGATTGATGATCAACTATCAGCAGAATTAATTAATGCAAGTGAATACATTGATGGTACCCTTCTCCGTGCGTATCACAATGGCTTGAAATGGTGTCTTTCTACTTCTGGTACAATTGACGCATATGGAAGCTATTGGATTAGTTCAAAATCATTTGGAGAATTGTTTGACGAGTGTTTAGGTCGAATCTATGGAAAGCGGACAACTTTTTCGGAATCAGAATTAGCCAGTGGTCTAGACGTTGATTGTACCTATCAGTTTATTCTAAGTCATCCTTCTGTTCACCTAGATCAAAATAGAAAACCATATTTGTATCACGTTGGCACATTTAGTACGAAAGGATTTTCTTATGTAGAACACACGGTACACCAATCGATCCATACTCCTAATAAAAAAACATTTCATTCCTATGCAGAATTGGTTGAATCTTTGTCTAGTAATCAGGAAATTCGAGGATATATTTTTTATCTAAATGGAATTCGTTATAAGGTTTTCCAGCCTTCCTATCTATACACTCGTTCTCTACTTGGAAATACCTCTAATCTGTATCTAAGGTATATTGAAGCGAAAGCGGAAGGAAAAGATGTAGAACTATTGAACTATTTTCCGAATCTTCGTTATTATTCTTCCTGGGTAGATCGCTGTATGGGTGTAATCTCAAAGGGTGTACTAGAATGTTATGTAAACAAATTTATTCTAAAAGATAAAAAAGCACCGATTGACTATTACTATCGTCCAATTGTTTATGAACTACATGGTGCATTTATCAAGAGTCAACAAAAAGTAAATTATCAAACCGTTTATTCATTGATTTGGAGTTATCATCCGAAGCGTATTAATTTCCTATTGAATGGACTAAAAATGATTAAAACTGGAGATGTTGTAATCGAATATAATGCGTCCAAGGAAGCAGAAAATAATGAACCTCTAGTATAAAGTCATGTCTATTCCTAATAAAGATACCGATAATGATTCTTTTCCAGAGGAATCCAATTTAGATGATAAAACTGTGGCGGATGTTGTGGATGGATCGGATAAAGAGGAAGATTCAGAAATGGCACCGGAAGAAAACCTATATGATTTAATGGCTGATTTTCTAGTAAACGAGAATGGTGAAAATTTAGCTACTGTTTTGACGAATATTCAGGGATCGATTGATCAAAATTCTAAATGTATTTTGAAATTAACAAAAGTCATTCAAGATTATCTCGCCTCACAAACGAAAAAATAAAAAACGCAAATAAAATATATTTTAATATAGTAAAAGATGTTCTTAACTCCTACTATATTAATTGGAATCACCAAAAAACGTATGAATCGTTTGATCCATTCCAAAAATGAAATTTATTATTATATCATTGGGGAATCTTTACGAAAGCGACTGGCAACACTATTTGATGCTCTTGGAAACATTGCTAGTTATAACGATTATTATTGTTTAATGAAAAAATACACTGATCTCAAACCATTTGCTACATGTAACTGTTCTGAACTATTACAATATCGTCTTTCCCAGAAAGAAGGTATGGTGATTGCGATTGATCGTATTACAAAAGACCTATATCTTCCTTCTAAAATAGAATGTAAACAATTTTCATTGAACTTAAATTACCCTCAATTGTTACCACCCATCGGTGACTATGTAAAAGATATTATGGATGAACATTTTAATTCCCTTAAACCAAAAATGAATCGTGTGATCCAAGAAATCGAACAACAAACCTTTTTATATAAAAAACAAATGAATCGTGTGTTAGAAGAACTCATTTTCCGACCAACCATCTATAAACAAAAAATG